AACTTTTATAGACAATCAAGAGCAGATTTTAAATACTACTAACTGGGGCGAGATAACAGATCAGGTACAAGCTGAGGAGCTGAGAAGTAAAGCTACTACTATTCAAAAGCATCTACAGCTTACAGCAGATCAAAAAGCTACTATTCAAAAGCATGTAAGATTTGAGGGCCATGCTGAGCGGGTAAGAGTAGCTAGAAAACTTCTAAACATTAAACTACTAAAAGGAGGCTATTATGAGCCGATCATCTAACAAGCATAGCTCAGGCATGCAGAGGCTGGGCGATAACCCCGCTCTAAATGCACTACTTCAAACTATCAGTAACAGAGAACGATCTGAGACTAGATCTACAGCTACTCAAGAGCTACTAGACTTTAGACATCTTAATGCTGAGAATTTAGAGACTGAAAATATTATCTATCCCTCCTCTGCTTTTTATCAAGCTAAGCCCCTCCCATACTGCGGGCGGTGTAATAATGGGTGGGTAGCTACTATAAAGGATGGAGCTAGGGCATCTGCTAAATGTGAACACTGCCAGATACCCCGCCAAAGGCTCAGGCGGCTAAACGATCTTAAACTGCCCGCAGATGCAAGAGATAGTCATTTTGCTATGTATGAGTGGGATAGCCCTGAGCAGCAGAAGAAAGTTTTATCTCTGCAAAATTGGATGCTCTACGGCGAGCAAGATAGGCCTCAAAGCCCATCAGCTTATCTATATGGCACTGCGGGAAATGGTAAGACTACTCTATTATACTCGCTCGCAAAGTGGGCTATATTTAATGATTTTAGAGTAATGTATACATCTCATAATCGTACTGTAGATGCAGTAAAGAGATCATTTAACACTAAGAGCTCAGATGCTTTTCTTGCTAACTGGCTTAACGGTGTAGAGCTGCTTTTATTTGATGAGCTATGCGGGATAGGCGGGCGAGCTAATCTTACAGATTGGTACAAAGGATTTACAAGCGATATGATAGGGGCGATCTATGAGGCGTGGGGATCGGGGCAGTTAAGTATCGTGATGACTACAAACCTTACCCCTCGAGAGGTCTATCTTGCTCTAGATCGTAATGATGCGATTATGAGCCGCCTGTATCAGATGTTTGCTGATGCTATACAGATGAAGGGCAAGGATAGGCGAGCACCTTCTAAAGCTCTTAAATCGTGGGGGGTATACTGATGGAAGATGCTAAATATCTAACCCCTCGAGATCTATTTGATCCTGCTATCATTAATGAGGGCTATCATACTGTTTATAGCTATGAGCTGCTACTAGATATACTAGTAAAGGATTACGTCACTCAGATATTAGATACTAGCCCTTTTAATTCAGTATCGCTTAAAACGGTTGAAGTGGAGGCCACATTTAGAGCTAAGCAGTGGTTACGCTACCTGATGGAAGATGCTTTTTATAGAACGTATAGAGGCCCGCTTATTGCGCATACTTGTAAAATGTGCTTAACCCCGATCAATGGTGAGATCGGATTATGCCCAGCTACTGAGTATAAGCAGCGATGCAAAATTAATGCTTGCACCTTCTAAAAAACTGATTTATAAATTGAGCTGAGGTAGTGCCAATCTTTCTTATCTTTAATTTATTTTTTGCTGATAGGTTAGCTTGAGACTACAGATTACTAGCTTTTTTAACTGGTACTACCTCATTTTAATTTACTTGTAATTATTGTGCACTTTGTATTACTTCAATCGTTAATAATGTGAGGTGATATATGAAAACAGTAATTACAATTAGACTAGATAACTCTACACTTGCTGAGATTGCTCAAGCATGCTCTGAATATAACGAAACCAAGAGCACGATGATTAGATACTTAGTAATGAGAGGTCTAGATGAATATAGAAGAGCTAGAGCAGCAGATAAAAAGTGCACAAATGTATTACAACTTTTGGAACTTAAACAGACATCTACCTACAGCCGCTCAGAGTGCTGATTTTTTTGCAGATCGATTAAAGAAACTAAAGGATAAATTAAATGAGTGTAAGCAAAAGTCTAAACAGAATAATACTGATCGGTAATGTAGGCAAGATGCCAGAGCTTAAGCTAACTAAGCAGGGTAAGCAGTTTTTAACTTTCTCACTCGCTACTACTGAGAACTATCAAGATCTTAACCATGAGTGGCAAAAAGATACCCAGTGGCATACTGTCAAGATTTGGAATAACCCCGATTATGCAGCTAGTAGAATTAACAAGGGTGATCTTGTCTGTATCGAGGGTAAGCTAGCTAGCTATGAATATGAAGGGCGGCGGCTATGGGAGGTTAAAGCGAGTAGCTGGCGTAATCTAACCACTGCTAAAAACGATGATGTTATACCGAGCGATCAACTCTTACCGCCTGAAGATAATGTTTATCCTCAGAGTAATGTAGGCCAGCCTGCCTATTGGAAATAATTTTAACCTCAGGGCCATACTATTAATACAGCCCTGAGATCAAAACGGATAATGAATGATTATGAATAGCATACATACTAGCAATAGAGAAGAGTATTATTTTCAGTTTGAGAACTATATACAGAGTAGGCTAGAAAAGTTAGCCGCTCCAACTAAGTTAAGTGAATGCTTAGTAAATGAGCCACCTGCTAAAGAGCTTGTTAAAAAGTTAGCGTTTAAGATTAACAAGGCACAAAGTAAGTTTAGGCTTCTCACAGACTTTAGAACAATATGCGATTTGGTTAATGTTTTTGATGATGATAATGAATATCGAGCTTTAATCGAGTGCAAATGCTGGTATAAACCCGCCTTTAATGATCCTTTAGCTGAGCTTATTGCTAGATTAGATACTGATAAGCCCTGTATAAAAATGCAATGGGATTTACTCGCTAGATCAAATAAGCCTTACCTGATAATTATAGGGTATCACTCTAAATCTTATATAGGTATTGAGATTAATGCTCACAAGATTAGTGATTTAATAGACGAATATCTTATCATAGGTGGCCTAGGTAATAAATTTACGATTCACAAAAGCACTGATGTTTACGTTGAGTACTTTGCAGATATTCTAGAGATTCAAGAGCTAGGGGGAGATATAGGAAGCGCTATAATATCAGATTTATATAATAACTCTACTCTATTAAAGCATGAGTTTATGAACATGATAGATAACGAGCTAGGCGATCAAACTGCTGTAAATTATCACGCCATTAACTGGGCTGATCTCTTGAATTATGAAAGTGAAGACATGAATAAGCGTAAACTAATTACTGATATTGATAACCTTACTCAATATCTAACAGATCGATATTTAGCAGGCGAGAGTACTACTGAGATCAAAGATGATTTAATACAGCAGGGCTATTTAGGGCCAGAGGGCAAAAAGCTGATCTCTGCAAATATCTGTAATTTTGTAGCCCCTAGCAAACTGATAAAAATTGATTTTAGGCCATATTTACAAGATCTAAAGCAGATATTTAAACAGGCTGCACTTAAACAAGAGATTAAGCTACATCTAATTAGCGATGAAGAGGCTTCATTATTAGCTGACTGGTTTAGCAAAACTTTAAAATATAATAAGACAAGCAAAAATACTTATACCAAGTGGTTTCATAATCATTATCAAAACGATCTTCTAGTTGAATGTAAAAAAGAGGCAATAGAAGAGGCTCAGTTAAAAAAGGGATCTCTATCTAAGCAAAATCAACTTGCTCTTAAATATGATAATCAATCTGAGCTCACACTAATTAATCAAAAGCTAGATACTATTATACAGCTACTTACTCAGTCTAATGAGGAAAAATTTAAGCAGCTACTTTTACAGGCGGTTAATAATCTATGAAATTTATTTATAATGACAAAACAGGCGGCGTAGAACTAATTGATTATATGGGCTCAGATGCTACGATAGTTAATGCAGCCCGAGTATCATTTTTAAAAGATAATCGCACTGAGATTAGCGAGCGAGATAAGCAGCTAATTAAATTCTTAGCTGAGCATAAGCATACTAGCCCATTTGAGCATGCAGTTATCACATTTAGATTAACTGTACCCTTGTTTATCAGATCGCAGATCATGAGACATAGAACTTTTAGCTATAATGAGGTGAGTAGGCGGTATACATCTGAGAAGGTTCAAGTATGGGCACCTGATGAATGGCGGGGGCAGCATCCTAAAGATCTACAGTGCTCTAGCGGGGTTATTACTGATGCTACTATAGATGAGATGTATCAGAATAGCGTAGCAGTCTCTTTTAGAGTTTATCAGTCTATGTTAGAGCGGGGGGTAGCTCGAGAGATGGCCAGGGCGGTGCTACCTCAAGGTGTCTATACTACCTTCTACATGACGGGCAATTTACATAACTGGGCTCATTTTCTGAGACTGAGATTAGATAGTCATGCTCAAGAGGAGGTAAGAGTGCTCGCTAGAGCTGTAAGAGATGAGCTAGCTGAGCTGTACCCTCAGAGCATTAATGCTCTATTATAAACGATCATAAACAGAATAGGCGCGCGCGAGATGATTATTAATGGTGATAGCCTCGAGGAGCTAAAGGCCTTACCAGCTAACTCAGTAGATGCAATAGTAACAGATCCTCCTTATGGCCTAGGCAATTTTAGCCCATCTGATATAGCCGATTGTATGGCAGCATGGGCGAGCGGTAAAGAGTGGCAACCTAAGGGCGGCGGCTTTATGGGTAAGAGCTGGGATGCTTTTGTACCGCCTCCTCAGTTATGGCGAGAAGTATTTAGAGTGCTCAAAGCGGGCGGGCATGCTTTAGTTTTTGCGGGTACTCGTACACAAGACCTGATGAGTGTTAGTTTAAGACTAGCGGGTTTTGAGATTAGAGATTGTTTAATGTGGCTGTATGGGAGCGGTTTTCCTAAATCTCATAATATTGCTAAAGCGATTGATCGGCACTATGGGCTAGATGGTGAGGTTGTAGGTATGCAAAAAATGACAGGTACAGCAAGAAAAACAAAAGATGGCCTATCTCATGGTTGTGCTACTGCTGGCTTAAATATCGAGCGAGTAGCTACTACTATTAACATTACAGCCCCCTCATCAGAAGACGCTAAAAAATGGGAGGGGTGGGGCACTGCTCTTAAACCCGCCTATGAGCCGATCATCTTAGCGAGAAAACCGCTAGAGGGTACAGTAGTTAATAATATTCTATTGCATAGGGTAGGTGGGCTTAATATAGATGAGGCTAGGATAGATGCTAGCGATGCTGAGGAGGGGAGGTCTAGGCATGGAGGCGGTTTATCACAAGGTGCAAGTTTTCAGCTCAAAGATAGCAGATCAAGTATGCCTGCGGGCAGATGGCCCGCTAACATCTTGCTAGATGAGATCGCTCTAAAAGCACTAGGGCCAGCGGGTAGATACTTTTATACAGCTAAAGCATCACAAAGCGAGCGAGAGGCGGGGCTAAAGAGCTTTGAAGCTCAGATAGTAAATGATGGTAGAGAAAAAGAGATCGATAACCCATACCAAAGGGGCGTAACTAAGAGACATAATATACACCCTACCGTGAAGCCTATAGATCTTATGCGGTATCTATGTAGGCTGATTACTCCCGAGGGCGGTACAATATTAGAGCCATTTGCGGGCTCAGGTACTACATTAATAGCAGCCCATCTAGAGGGCTACAACTTCATAGGTATAGAAAGAGAGGCTGAGTATGTTGAGATCATCAGAGCAAGACTTAAGCACTGGCAAGGGGCTAGAGATACTGGCAAAGCTGAGAAAGAAGTTGATCGAGGAGTTCAACTCGAACTCTTTAGCTAAAGAAAGCGAAGAGCTATACTATCACATTGAAAGAACATTATTAACGGCACTAGAGGATCATTATGGGCAGATCAAAAAAGAGCAAACAAGTAATCGAGGCAGTGTTAGCAAATCTGAGAGAGGGGCTAACTAAAGAGGTAGCATGCACTCAGGCGGGTATCAGTAGAATTACTTTTTACAAATGGTGTGAAGCTGATCCCGAGCTAGCTGAGGAGGCTCAAGCGGCTGTAGACTGCTCACAAGCGATACTCATTAAAGCAGTAACATCAGCAGCTTTTACAGATTGGCGGGCGGCTGCTTGGATGCTAGAGCGTAGATACCCTGAGCATTTTGCAGCTAAGCGAGATGTAGAGCTAAACGTAAATAATAAAAGCGATGGCTCTGATATAGTTGTAAGCATGATCGCTCAAGCTCAAGCATTATTAATAAGTGAGGAGGCAGAGGGGCTATCTACCTCCTCGGCATCTAACAAGCAATTAGATGAGCCTACAGAGTAACAATAATGAACTTACAACTCAACCCGCTACAGCAAGATATTATAGCTCGCATCATGAGACAAGATGAGATCATAGCGGCTAGGTGTGGATGGGGTAGCGGTAAAACATCAGCTCTAGTTTTTAGCCTGCTCATGGTTAGCAAGTGGCGGCGGGGGGCAAGTAGTTTACTGATTACTGATACTACCCCTCGCTATAATAGTGTGTTAATGCCTGAAATCTCTAAATGGCTCGAGCCGCTAGGCTGGGTTTATAACCATACCTTGAGATTATGGACTGATACTCATACTGGCTCTAGTGTATGGTGTAGATCGTACTTTAGGCCTAATACTCGAGAGGCTACTCATAACCCCCTCGAGGGCTTAAACATCACTAGCGGGGTTTGTCTTATAGATGAGTGCCAAACCCTAAGCGCCGAGGTAGCTCATAAAGCACTAGGGCGATTAAGGGCAGGGCCATCTCCCATCATGATCCTAGTGGGGCTGCCTGTAGCCGATGCTTGGTGGTGTGCTATGAGTGAGCAGGCGGGCTATAACCCTCTGCTTTATACTAGCTATGTTAATGAGGCTAATCTTAGTGATGCCTGGTTTGAGGCTACTAAGCTGCTGCCTCAAGCTGAGCGTGAGGCTATGGTTATGAATAAGCCCGCCCCGCCTACAGGCTTAGTTTATAATGAGTTTACTGAGGCTCATATTATCGAGGGATGGGAGTATCGCCCATCTATGCTAGGTAGGATCGCTATAGACTGGGGTTTTCGTAAACCTTCAGTTTTAATTATGGCCTATGATGAAGAGCTAGAGGCTACTGTTATTTGCCATGAGATCAACCCCGCCGAGGTAACTACTCAGCAGCTTGCTCAGCTTATACTATCTATAGCATGGCCTAGATCGCTACAAGCTCAAGCCCCATCTGCTAGGATATGGCTAGATGATGGGGTAGCTGATAAAGCGGGTAAGGCTCGTAATGACCAAACGGGGGCGAGTGCTTTTAGAGCTATGAGAGCTGAGCCTAGCAAGGGCGGTATCGGTATGCCTCTTAGGAATACATCAGATCCTATCAGAGTAGATATACTAAACGGTATACAGAGGCTAAAGCGAGCCTTTAACTCTAAGCGATATTTAATAACTAAAGAGGTATGGGATAAAGGCGAGCGGGCAAGGGGTAATAGTATCAGAAAAGCCTTGCTTAGTTATGCGTGGGATAAAGATGAAAAGCCTAGAAAAGATGGGCGAGAAGATCCCCTAGATGCTCTTAGATATGACTGCATAATGTTTAACTGGCATGATACCGCCATAGATAAGCGAGCTTATACACCTAGAAAAAGCGGGGGTAATAATGCTAATACTAATAAGCGTAAAGTAAGAGTAGGCGGGGGATCGGTTCAATCTTTTTAAATGAGGTAGTGCAGTGGAGTATAAGGAGCGATACTTAGCGATAGTACTACTAGATCTTATTGGCTCTACTGCCTTTGTGCAGCGAGCGGGAGCTATGAGGGGTGCTAAATGGTTGCAGTATCATGATCGCTTAGCCCGCTCATTAGTCTATAAGTTCTCAGGTAGGGAAATAGATCGCTCAGATGGTTTTCTACTCAGCTTTGAGCGGCCTATAGATGCTGTTAATTTTGCTCTACATTACCAGCTAACCATACCGCCTAAAACTAAGCTAGGTGCTAGGATAGGCATACACTGGGGTAAGATAGTAGAGGTTAAACAAGATGAGCTCATAACGATGGGCGGGGCTAAAGCAGTAGAGCTAGAGGGCTTAGCTAAAAACATAGCTGCTAGAGCTATGAGCCTCTGCGGGGCGGGGCAAGTGCTCTTAACTGCTGAGGCGATGAAGGCGGTTAAGCATAGAACTAACTCATTTACCCCTAAAGGTACTAGATATGCTTTAGCGGGCGAGTATAGATTTAAAGGGGTAAGATCTACTCAGCTTATTTATACAGTGGGTAGCACTATTGAAAGTTTACAGCCGCCCAAGGGTAATGATAAAGTTAAGAAAATAGCAGGGCCTAAAAAGATCAAGAGCAGATTAAGAGATAAGCAGCTTAGAGAGTGGGTATGGTTTTTTATTACTAAACTAGCTCTATTCAATATCTGCTATTTTACTTGGATGGCATGGCCTGTAATCATCTCTAAGCATGCTCGCTTGATGAGCGGGCTAGACTTATATTGGATAGATTATATAATAACATTTATCATGATCTTTGTAGGAGAGCTATGATGAGTAAGTTACAGCAAATTGAGCCCGAAGATGCCAAGGCTAAAAGGGGCTGGTGGTTCTCAGTCACATTTTTAATTATCGTAGTATGTCTTATTTTGTTTCTTAGTTACGTTAAAATAGTAGATGAGAATAGAGATGTACTTGTGGGCATCTTAGGGGTGCTCACTGGCAGTATCTCTAGCATGATGGCTATCGCTAGCGGGCGTGATCCCGCAGAGGTAGAAGAGCTAAAAGAAAAGCTAGGCTCTGCAAATGCTGATAGAGAGGCCCTTATTGCTCGCTTAAGAGATGCTCAAATACAGATGCAGATAAAGCACGATCATCTTTTACAGCTACAGACTGCTATTATAGATAAGCTCAGCTCTATTAGCTCACCTAAGCCCAAGACTGAGAATGAAGTAGAGCTACATCCTGATGTAGAGCGATGGATAGAAAAGTAAAGCTAGGCCTCTACTAAAAAGCGATAGAGAAAAATAAAGGCCTAGCTCACTCGCCCAACATGACACAAAGAACTATATCATGTTTAAGCACCCACAAGCAATTAATAACAAATATTGCTTAATATTAAAATAGTGCTTATACTCTATACAGACTGCTTACATTATCCAAAGGATAGCCATGATAGAGCGTAATCCTAAACATCTCAGAGCTAATACTCCTCGCTTTACTACAAAGGGGATAACGGGCACTCAGCTTAACGGGGGTGCTATAAGCGGTAAAGAGCAAAACCCTAAGCTAACTGGCTTAAATTGGGTACAAGAGGCTGAGGAGATGCTAAGAACTGATCCCATTGTTAGGCGATCTTGGCATATGTTAAGGCAAACTTTACTTAGTGCATCTTGGCGATTTGAGGCGGGTATAGAGGGCGATCCTATAGCTGAGGAGCTAGCTAGATTTGCTAATGAGTGCTACGGCTTTGATGGCTATAGCGGGCAAATGAGTATCAGTTTTGAGGATCAGCTTAGTTATTTATTAGAGTTTATACCGCTCGGTTATCGCTATGCAGAAGAGCTATACAGAGTAGGGCCTGATGCAGATGGTAATATTAAAGTATGGCTAGATCAGTATGCTGATAGAGAGCCCTCATCTCATAACAAATGGTTAAGCAGAGATAGCCAGAGCTTAGATGGGGTTATTCAGAATGTAGTAGGCACTACTTATACCCCCGAGCCTATACCAGCTAACAAGCTCTTACTACTCACTCTAAATAAAACGGGTTCAAACTTTGAGGGGGTGGGCATGCTTAGGCCCGTTTGGTGGTGGTGGCGTACTAAGCAGCGGGCTAGTAACTTAATGTGCATCGGCCTAGATCGCTGGGCTGTACCTACTCCTAAAGTGGTAGTAGATCGCTCGCAAGCTGAGGCGATGGGCCTTACTGATGCTGATATTAATGCTATGGTAGAAGATGCTGAGGCTCAAGCTAGAGCCTTTTTATCTACTGAGCAAAGTTATCTTGTAGAGACTGCTGCTGTAAAGTTTGAGAGCTATGCTGAAACCCCTAATCTATACGCTAGCGGGCCTCTTGATATTATTACTAAATGTGATAGCCAAATAGCCTCAGCTTTCTTAACTCAGTTTGCTGATCTTGGTAATACTGAGACGGGAGCGAGATCAGTAGGCGAGATACATTTAAGCGTATTTAGAAGGGCTGCTATTAATCTATGTGATATAGTAGCTGCTCAAATAAGCGGGCCAGATAGGCGGGGCGGTGGTACTATCGGGCGGCTTGTCAGGTGGAACTATGGCTTTGTAGATCCTAGCAAGCTGCCTAAGTTGGTACATACTGGCTTAGATACTGATGATCTAGCTGAGAGCATGGGCATGCTACCACAATTAGTTACAGCAGGTATTTTAACCCCCGATGATGAACTAGAGCGAGCGATTAGAGAGCGGCTAGGGGCGGGCGATTTACCCGAGGAAGCATCTAGATCAGCTATCGAGCGTACAGCCGCTGCTAAAGGCGGTTTATCTGCATTTGCTGAGCGACTAATAAAGGCTAAGCAAAAATGAAAAAAATTAAAGTAAAGTTAGCTATACCTGATAAGTATAGTCATATAGATTTTAAGCCTCCTCGAGGAGCTCAGAGGGCTGCTAAACGTGCTCTAGCTGTAAGAGCAACTAAGCCCCCATCTCAAAGGGGTATGACATCAGTAGGCATAGCGAGAGCTAGAGATCTCGCAAATGGTAAAACTCTTAGCCCCGATACAGTCAGAAGAATGTTAGCTTACTTTACCCGCCACGAAGTAGATAAACAGGGCTCTACTTGGGATGAGCAGGGCAAGGGGTGGCAAGCATGGCAGGGATGGGGCGGCGATGCGGGTCATACTTGGTCTAGAAAAGTGGTTAATCAAATGAATAGAGCAGATAATAAAACTACATCACTTAGGGCTTATGGCGAGGCGATACAATTAGCTGAGCCTTTGCCCGCCTATGAGATCCCCGATGGGCTTACAATAGGCAAGCCTTTTAAAACCCTTGCACTAGGGCAAGTAAGTTCTAGATTAAATGGCTCAGCTATCGGATCTGAGATAGATCATGATATGC